CTGGAGAATACGAAACTATTGAAGAAGACGCTAAACTAGAAAAAGCATAATATGTCTTCTATTGTAAGAAAAATAAGTATTGGTTCTGATTACAAAAATGATGCTATGCATTATTCAGTAGGTCAACAAGTTTATGGCGGTCACGAGATATCACATATACTTCTAGACGAAGAGGATAACTCTTACAATATTCACATTAAGAAAAACAACGAGGTAATGCCATGGAAGAAATTTAACTCTAACATGGCAATATCTGTTGAATATGACTTAGAGTATTGAAAAGTTTATACGACTTTATAGTAGAGCCATTAGGTGATAAATACAGTAACAAAATAAAAGTAGGTAATAAAGAGTTAGTTTTAAATACAAAAATTGAAGACTTCAAGTTTGTAAATAGATTAGCTAAAGTAGTAGAAACACCTAAAGCTTTTAATACTGGTATTGATGTTGGTGATATAATTGTTATACACCAAAACGTGTTTAGAGTATTCTATGACATGAGAGGAGAAAAA